GCTAGTACAGACCTCACAGGAGGTATGGCATTAGCAGCAAATGGGGGATTTACTTTGCCTATTTCCGATAAAGGTATTCCCTATTTTGAAACTGCTGCTGGAGAAGCATTAAATATCAATCTCTCTGCTTCAACAGCCGTAGCTGTTACAATTGTTTATTACGTGGAGAAATAATGCTTAGAAATAATATGTGGGTGATGACCCCTGATGGGATTGGTATTCTGTTTGTTTTAAATGAACCTGTATCTACAGTGCATATGGTAGATGAGGAGGCCGGAACCACTTTTGCAGAAGTCGCTTTTTCTACTAAAGTGTTAAGGCAAGCAAAATATGATGAAATCCCTGAGTGTAGGAAGGGTATGTCTAAACAGTGGTTTAACAAGAAAGGATATGTATAATGGCTCTATTAGTACCTGACGTAGGGGAAAATCTAGTATTAGAGATGATTGTTAATAAAACAGCAGCTCAAAATCTAGTATTAAAACTTTTTCAATCAAACACCACTCCTGCTGAAGGAGACACTGCTGGCACTTACACAGAGGCTACATTTAGTGGATATGCTTCTGCTACATTAACAGGAGCTTCTTGGGGTGCTGCTTCTGGAGGAAGTATTTCTTATGCACAACAAACCTTCACTCATAATGGTGGTGGTGTATCAAATAGTATTTATGGATATTACATGATACAAACATCTTCTGGTACATTGTTATTGGCTGAAAGAGATGGCTCTGCCCCATTCACTCTATCTAATAATGGTGATAATGTTAAAATAACACCCGCAATTACCTGTAGTTAATGGCTTCTATAACTTTTACGAAGGTATATGAGTGTGCGGCTGGAGATCATCTACGGCTAGCCATTACAGGGGATGTTCCTGCTCAAGAATTTGGTATTTATCTACCCGATCTTACAGGGGCACTAACAGAAGAAGAAAAACAAGCCTTTCTGAAAGTGTTATTAAGAATAGCTAAAATCGGACGAACTCAGTCTCAAATAAAAAACGCACTAATTAATGGGTATACGGTGACGATATGAGTCAAACCCTTATTTTAGGGTCAATCAATAGATTACCCACAGTACATTTTAGTGGAGCAGGTGCTAATGCTTCTATCACTGTAAATGCTGCTGGAGAAACTTGTGTATTTGCTGGTAATATTATCCTGGAAAACCCTTTGGGTGGAAGTAAGACTATTTCAGCAGCAGGTGGTGGTAGTATTACTTGGATTGCCGGTGCAGTTACTTTCTCCAATGCAGGTAGTACATTTAAAGTGGGGATTCAGGACGTTTCAGCAGCATCAAGTCCAACACAAGGTGATGCCACATTTGATGTGGAGGCTAGTTTTACTGGTGGGGGTGGTGGAGTTACTGCTTCAGCAGTTAATACTTCAGTAATGACTACTGGAACTAAAACAATAGCTCATGGGGATTTGGTAGCTATTGTTCTTTCTTTAACAGCACGTGGAGGGACAGACAGCATTGTTATACGAGCTATGGCTCCTGCTAGTATATCATTAGCAAATAATGGTTTTCCTACAGTGTCCGAAAATACCAGCGGAGTTTATGCTAAAACTGCATCCGCAGTACCTTTGGCTGTAATTAATTTTGATGATGGTACACTTGGGTGGTTTCATGGGGCTCCATTCTTTAATTATAATAGTACACCTACGTCATTAGCTTTTAATAGTGGTACTGCTACAGCGGATGAATATGGTAATTATATAAATTATCCTTTTACATACAATGCCATTGGAATTGCTTTTCTAGGACAAATCTCAGGAACAAGTGCCGATGCAGAATTATTACTATACTCAGACCCACTAGGTACTCCGGTTGTTCAGCGTACTATAACACTTGATGCGACTCAAGCTTCAGCTACGGCATCTGCAATAAATAGTGTTCACTTATTTTCTACTCCAATACAATTAAAGGCTAATACCCCTTATGCTATAACTATGCGTCCTACTACAGTGAATAATGTAACCCTCTATCACAGGGATGTAGGCTCTGTTTCACAAGGAGAGGCATCTGAAATTGGTACATATTGCTATGCTTGTCGTAGACTTGATAATACAGGGGCATTTTCTGATTACAATGGTGGTACAGCTAAAACCCGTTTAATGTCTGTTAGTTTAGTTGGAACATATATGGAGCAAGGTGTTAATATTTGTAGTGGACAAGTAGGAGTATTTTAATGGCTAATAGTAATCCACCAAAAAAGAATCAAGCTTTTGTTACCTATATTTGTGTAAGAGATGCAACAGATAACTTATCATTAAAGGCAAATCCCACCATTGCTGCTGGTGATTGGCAAATTTCTAAAGATGGGGGTGCATTTGCCAACCTAACTACACTTCCAACAGTGACGCCAGCAAGTGGGAGGGCTGTAAAACTAGACCTATCAGCAACAGAAATGAATGCTGATAATGTGATGATAGTATGGGTAGACCAAACAAGTACAAAAGAGTGGGCTGATGGGTGGCTTGAGATAAACACTACGGCATAAAAATTAAATGGATGGTATATATTTTGGTAGTTATGTAACTACTGGTACAAGTTATACCATCACTCCCTCTGGGGGTGTAGTTTTTAGTGGTACAGTAGCGTTAGTAAAAACTAAAATAGCAGCACCTTCAGGTGGTATAGTTTTTTCAGGTAGTAATGCTTTAGTTGTTCAAAAGTTTTATCAAATCGTCCCAAGTGGAGGAGTTGTTCTTTCAGGTAGTAATTCTCTTTCATTTCAGAGAACATACACACTATCCCCTAGTGGTGGCGTTGTTTTATCAGGAAATAACAACCTAGTTGTTCAGAAGTTCTACACTATTACACCATCAGGCGGTGTGGTGATTAGTGGCAATAACACAATTGTACCTCAAAGATACTATATAATAACTAATAGTGGAGGACTTGCTTTAAGTGGTAGCAATCCTGTAGTTAAAACTGATACATTTAGTAATTCTGGTGGGGTTACTTTGAGTGGTACTAATACGATAAGTAGCCAGAAGTTCTACACTATCACTCCCTCTGGTGGAGTTGTACTTGCAGGAACAAATCCTTTAAGTGGAGCTAACTCTTATGTGATCACCCCAAGTGGTGGTATTACTTTATCAGGTAATAATAGTGTTTCTTTGCAAAAATTTTATGTTTTAGCTGTTAGTGGTGGGATAGTTCTTTCAGGCAATAATAATTTAGTTGTTTTCGCTCCCCAAAATTATACTATTACCCCAAGTGGGGGTATTACTATAAGTGGTGCGAACTTATTAGTTAAGACTAATGTCCTAGATATGTCTGGCGGTGTGGTGATTAGTGGGGTAAACCCAATTATCTCTAATACAGGTATAACTAATTATAGTTATCTACCTTTATGTGGTGTAGGAAAATAAAATGGCTAAGGGAATGGGGATAAAAACTTCTATTAAGTCTGGTAATTTTAGAGCAACTAAACAGGGTGCAGGTATGACTGAGAAGGGGGTTAAAGCCTATCGTAGGGCAAACCCAGGTTCTAAATTACAAACTGCTGTAACTGAGGACAATCCTACAGGTAAAAGAGCAGCAAGAAGAAAATCCTATTGTGCAAGAAGTGCTGGGCAACTGAAACAGTTTCCGGAAGCTGCTAAAGATCCTAATAGCAGACTAAGACAAGCTCGTAAAAGATGGAAATGCTAAATGCCAAAACAACAAGATTATACCAAACTTAAAAGGATATATCCAGTGGTCAGGATGAATACAAAGAAAAGAAATCAACCTATAGCAAATTCATTACTTAAGTGTAATTTTCACGGTACAGTGTCTATAGGTACAGCTTATACCTCCCCCCAAGCTGGTAGTAACCCTTCACGTAATTTCTTAAAGGATTTGTCAGGTACAGACTCCTATGGCACAGTTTGGCCTACCAGTTTTGAGAATTTGTTCGGTACTGGAGTTAGAACTTTTATACAAACTTTGCCTTCAGAGAGCATTTCTGGAGCTAATGATGCAGCTAAAACATTAGTTTTAGACACTTTAGCTACCCATGAAATTCGCACTTTGGGAACACCTGTTAATGGGCTAACAAAGTATTTACATAATGAATTAACGGCAAGAACTATTCCTGTAGGGGACAGTCCAGCTCCACAAACTGTGCCTACAATACAAAGAAGCAACACGGTTACAAATGATATAGATACCTTTTGCATGCGACAGGTAGTGCGACTTCCAAGTAATCTGAATAGCATTTTGGAATACCCAACACCAAGTAACGCTTACTGGCTAATTATTCAGAACTTTAAAACAGGAGGTTATTCTGGATCAGCTAGTATAGGGGACTATAGATTTAAGTTACAGATAAATAAAGATGCTAATGGTATCCATTGGAGTATTATAGGCGATAATTCTGCTAATGGGTTTAGTGACATTCCTAGCTCTGATCCAGATACGACTATATACTGGCAGATAGACGCAGATAACACACAGGTTCCTGTTTTCCTAGATGAGTGGTTGGAAATTTATACATATATAAAAAGACCAACTAAAATTTGGACTAGAGAAACACCAGGAGATACTAACACCCCTTATGTTCAAGAGATTACAACAGGAAGAACTCTTGTTGTAATGAAGAGACTTTCTACAGGGAGATACTACCTTATTGGGGATCAACAAGGTGATACTCAAGTGGGGGTAGAAAATTGTCCCTGGACTAGATTTTTTTACATGACCTATTGTAATGCAAACACTCCAGTTTATACACAAACACTAGAACTTGAGTTTTACGATAATTTACCTTTTACCTTATCTAGTGTAGGGCTTTAAAATGCCTTTTACTACAAACGGAAAAAGAGACTATAAACGGGAAAGAGCTTGGGAAAAAGCTAATGGAGATAAACGTGGAAAAGAACGAGCTATGCGAAATAAAGCCCGTAGAGAGGCAGGACTTAAGGTAGGAGATAGCAGAGAAGCTGATCACAAAAAGCCCCTCTCTGAAGGAGGTTCTAATGCTAAGAGTAATGTTCGCATTGTATCTGCAAAGACGAATGCTAAGAAAGAAGTTTTAAGAAAAAAGAGGGAAGCAAAGAAATGATACAAGTAGTTATTGGTATATCTTTTTTAATGTTAGGCATGTTATTAGGTGCTGGTATAACAATTTGGTATTGTTAATATGAAAAATATAATTATATTATTAGTAATTTTAAGTATTATTGGTTGTTCTTCTACAGCAAAGATAAAAATAAAAGAGCAAATTAATGAAGTGGCTCACGCTGTTGAAGTGCTAAATGATAAGTATTGTGCAGAGGAAAATGAACAAATGCGACAAATTCTGATTACAGGCATTAGGTTCTACTTCCCTGCATATCCTGATGATGGATATTGTAACTTAGTGGAGATGTTAGATGGCAAATAAATTTACAGCAGTGTTTTCTATTCCTGAAGCTTTACAAGCAGGAAAGATGGTGTCAAATCCTACAGCATGGAAACAAGGGCAAATTACAGCAAGTGTTCTTGTAGGACTTTTGGGTAGTATTATAGCTGTTCTCCCTTTGTTTGGATACCAACTTGATATTGACGATGTTACGCTTAATTCCATTGCTGGTGGTGTGCTTGCTGTTTATGGGGTGTTCAATCAAGTCGCAACGGCTGCTTCCACAGACAAAGTGGGAATTACAGGTAAGGCCAACCATACTAAGTCTTGATAGAGAAAATATAAGTATGCCTAATGTTCAAGCATTGGGTGTCGAAATGGAAATTAAATATAAATAGGAGATGATAATGGCAGAAAACAAAACAAAAACTCTGTCCCAAGCATGGGAGGAGTCTAAAGCTAAGTCAAAAAAATATATGGATAGACTGAGAGAGGATCCTATAAATAATCCGTGGAAGGCGCTATGGAGAGGTGGGAAGGTTGCAAGGGCAAAACAGAGAGTAAGGGAGCTACAGGCTAAAAATAAAGATATAACTGGGAAATCTACTATTATTGATATGACTCCTAAACCTAAAAAAACAGTTACCCCACGTAAAAAACCAGTAACTAAAAAATCTAAATAATGGAAATTAAATATAAATAATGCAAGATAAATATGCTGCTATACGAGAAGCAGCAGAAAGTAATGTACTCACCTTTGTTAAATTGGTTGCCCCGTATATGCATTTGGGGGCAGTACATGAAGAACTTTTGTTATGGGCGACTAGGCAGGATGGGCTAGATAATAAACTCATTTTGATGCCTCGTGACCACCTTAAAAGCAAGATGGCTGCATTTATAGCTGCATGGTGGCTAACAAAAGATCCAACAGAAACAATTTTATATGTATCTAGTACAGCCTCTCTAGCTGAGAAGCAACTAGGACAGATAAAAGGGATATTAGAAAGTGATGTTTATCGCCGTTATTGGCCAGACATGATAAACATTGAAGAGGGGAAAAGAACTAGATGGAATACAGAGGAAATTATAGTAGACCATCCATTAAGGAAAGCAGAAGGCATTGCAGATCCTTCTATTAAGGCTATAGGTATTACTGGTAGTGTTACAGGGTTTCACGCTAGTAAAGTGGTATTGGATGACTTAGTAACCCCCCAGAATGCCTACACTGAAGAAGGTAGAGAGAAAGTTTCTAGTTTATATTCTCAACTAGCTTCTATTGAAGGTGCAACAGCCCAAGAATTAGTAGTAGGAACTAGGTATCATCCTAAAGATTTATATAATGATTTAATTCTCATGAAGGAAATATTCTTTGCTGAGAATGGGGATGAAGAAGAAATCCTTGTTTATGAAGTGTTTCAAAGAGTAGTAGAAACTGAGGGTGAGTTTTTATGGCCTAGAAGTCAGCGTAAAGATGGAAAGGCTTATGGATTTGATGCACAGATATTAGCAAGAAAGAAAGCTAAATATATAGACACTGCTCAGTTTTATGCACAATATTATAATGATCCAAATGATCCTGGAAGTCAAGCAATAGAGAGTAATAAGTTTCAATATTACGAAAAGAATTTACTAAAGAACATAGAAGGTACATGGTTTTTTAAAGATAGAAAACTTAATGTATATGCTGCAATTGACTTTGCTTTTAGTAGAAGTAAACGTGCAGATAGCACAGCAATTGTAGTTGTTGGTATTGATTTCCAGAACAACATCTATATATTAGATATTAATAGATTTAAAACAGATAGAATAAAAGAATATTTTGATAATTTATTACATCTCCACAACAAGTGGGGATTTAGGAAAATGAGAGCTGAGGTGACAGTGGCACAACAAGCTATTGTTACAGAACTTAAAGAAAGCTACATAAAACCTCAAGGACTTGTAATTAGCATAGATGAATATCGTCCTTCACGTAATGAAGGTGATAAGGAAGAAAGGATCGCTGCAATATTAGAACCAAGATATGACAATATGCAGATATGGCATTATAGAGGTGGAAATTGTCAACTATTAGAAGAAGAACTTATTTTAAGACGACCCCCTCATGATGATATTAAAGATGCCCTATCGAATGCTATAGCTATTGCCAAAGCACCACCACAAAGAATGCAACAATCTATAAATAATAATGTCGTATATCACAGTAGGTTTGGGGGAATTAGATAATGGTTGGAAGTGTAGCAACAGTACAGAGAATTAAAGGTGTATTAAGTGAAAAGAGTGATAGTTTAGCACTTGCTCTTGTTGCTATGTATTCCCAATGGAAACTCCAAAGAGAAGCTAAAGAAAGAGAATGGAAAGAACTTAGAAATTATATATTTGCTACTGACACCACCACTACAAGTAATAGTGGCCTTCCCTGGAAAAATAGAACTACTATCCCGAAAATATGTCAGATTAGAGATAATCTCCATGCTAATTATATGGATGCTCTATTCCCTAATGATGATTGGCTTATTTGGGAAGGGGATGATGAGGATAGTGTAGCGATAGATAAAAGAAAAATCCTAGAATATTACACTAAAAATAAAGCAAATAATTCTGGATTTTTAGAAACTGTTTCTGCTTTATTACTTGACTATATAGACTATGGTAATGCTTTTGCAGAAGTAATTTGGGTTAATGAAACACATACAGATTCGCTTACCGGTGAAGAAGAAACCACATATAAAGGTGGTAAGCTTGTAAGAATTTCTCCTTTTGACATTGTATTTAATCCTTCTGCTTCAAGTTTCAGTAAGAGTCCTAAATTCAGAAGATACATAAAAACTATAGGTGAACTGAAGAAAGAACTGAAGTATAGGACAGATTTGAATTTTGATGAGAAAGTATTTTCTGATTTAGTTGAAAGACGTAGAGAACTTTCTTCATTTAAGAAAGAAGATATTGACAAGGCTGAAGGGTATTTAGCTGATGGTTTTGGCACTTTATCTGAATACTATGGTAGTGGTATTGTTGAACTCTTAGAGTTTGAAGGTGATTACTATGATAGCACAAATGATGTGCTTTATGAAAATAGAATAATCACTATTATTGATCGGATGCAAATCATCCGTAATATACCAAATCCTAATTGGACTGGCAAGGATAATAAACTGCATGTATGTTGGAGAGCAAGGCCAGATAATTTGTATGGTATGTCCCCATTAGACAATTTGGTAGGACTTCAATACAGACTAGATCATTTAGAGAATGCTAAAGCAGACGCATGGGATCAAACTATCCTACCCCCTAAGGTAATTAAAGGGGATGTAGAGCCGTTCGAGTGGAGTCCTAATGTTGATATTCATGTGCCTGAGGATGGGGACGTTACCATATTACCACCAAACCCGGCTGTGTTTCAAGCAAATAATGAAGTAGCATTTTTAATGGGACTTATGGAAGAAATGGCTGGTGCGCCCAAACAGGCAATGGGAATTAGGACACCAGGAGAGAAAACGGCATTTGAAGTGCAATCTTTAGAGAATGCTGCTGGAAGAATATTTAACAATAAGATATTAAAGTTTTCTAGGGAAATGCTAGAACCAGCTATAAATCTTTTTGTAGAAGTTGCAAGACGTAATCTTGACTATGCTGACACAATTAAAGTAGTAGACAATGACTTTGGCGTTGCTCAATTTATGAGTATTACTAAAGATGATCTTACTGCTAAAGGGAAACTTAAACCAATAGGCGCTAGGCATTTTGCAGCCAGGGCACAACTAATACAAAATCTAACAGGTATATTTAATAGTCCTATAGGACAAATGATTCAGCCTGATTTATCAAGGAAAGCATTAACACAACTCATTGAAGAAGTATTAGGACTTTCTAAATTTAAACTGTTTAAAGAAAACATTGCTGTATCTGAACAACTTGAAACACAGAAACTCATGCAACAAGCACAAATAGATTTGCAGGGTGATTCTCAAGTGCCGTTAGAAGAAGCGATGATTGGTGGTGATTTACAGCAAGAGGAAGAATGAAGAATTTATTAAAGGAAACGGAAGAATATGAAAAATTAACTAAACAAGAAGTGCTTGCTCATATTAGAGCATATCTCATCGAATTAGAAGATATTTCTAAAAGAAGCCAACTTGACAGAGACAACTTCGATAAAGCTTCTTGGCCATATCTCCAGGCTTATGAGAATGGAGTACAAAAAACTTTAATTAAACTTCAAGATTTTATAAATATATGACAGAAAACATTTTTGAACAGAGTGCAGACCAAGCACCTGAGGTAGTTCAACCAGTAGTACAAGAGCCAGCAATTCCACCAGAACTAGCTGAGTTTGTAGGAACTGGTAAAAAATATGCTAGCGTAGCTGAAGTGTATAAAGCTTTTCCACATGCACAAAAACATATTTCCACTTTGGAAGATGAAAATAAGCAATTAAAGGAAGAACTAACACGTAGGCAAGCAGCAGAAGAGGTACTAACTGCTTTACAACAAAGAATGGAGACACCATCCCAACCACAGGAACAACCACCTGTAAATTCTTTGCAAGATATTCAGGCATTAGTACGGCAGGAATTGGAGCGTGATAAAGCAGCTTCTATATCAATGGCAAATCAACATGAGGTGGTAAATAAATTTACTCAGCTTTACGGAGATAAAGCACAAACTCAATTTGAACAACTTGCTAAAGATTTAAGTGTACCTATCACCTATTTAAACAATTTAGCAGCAACTTCTCCAAAAGCACTATATAAACTTGCAGGTATTGAACATAGCAAGAGTACATATTCAGGCAAACTTGAGAGTGATTTGAATATTCAACAAAATATTCAAGAACAAAATGACAAGATAGCTGTTAGCCTAAATGGGGGTGCTAGAGAGGATGCGGCTGCGATAAGAAAAGCAAGAGAACAAATTCTTAAACAATATACATAAAGGAAAATAAATGACTCAACTGACTACAAACACAACTGCGTTTATTGACGCACAGATATACAGCAAGTATATTCTTGATAACCTGGAGCCATACCTGTTACCAGAGATTTTCTGGCGTGATGTGTCTGACTTCCAAAATGGTACTACTCTTAACGTAAAAACTGTTGGTGACGTAACTCTGCAAGAAGCTGCTGAGGATGTACCATTGGTATTCAATCCAATTGACACTGGTACTATCACCATGACTATTACCGAATATGTTGGTGATGCTTGGGCAGTGTCTGATGATCTGCGTACTGATGGTAGCCAAATTGACCAATTGATGGGACTTCGTGCAAGAGCATCTACTCGTGCATTAGCTCAACATCATGAGTCTAAATTCTTAGCTAAAGTAGCTACTATTCAAACCAATGCTAACGTAAACTTGGTGAATGGCGTTCCTCACCGTTGGGTAGCTGGTGGCGCAGGTGCTACCAATCGTGTAATGACGTTGGAAGATTTGTTAACCATGCAATATGCATTTGATGAAGCTGATGTGCCACAAGAAGGACGTGTAGCTATTGTTCCTCCTGTTGTTGCTGCTTCTTTAAATTCATTAGCTAATTTGGTTAATGTGTCAAACAACCCAATGTTTGAAGGTATTGTAACTACTGGTTTTCAACGCAGCCATAAATTTGTTCGTAATATTTTTGGTTGGGATATTTGGACTTCTACCCGTCTGCCACGTAAAACTGCTACTGAAGCATTGAATGCTGCTTCTTATGATTTGGCTAATGATACAGCAGAAATTGGTGACATTGCAAGTGTATTTATGTGTGTTGCTGATGACAACTGCAAGCCAGTTATGCATGCATGGCGTAAACAACCAGGAGTAGAAGGCTGGAGAGATCATGAATTGCGCCAAGACAAATTCCAAACCGTTAGCCGTTTTGGTTTTGCTGGCCAACGTCTAGACACTGTTGGTGTTATCTGGACTTCTCCAACTGCACGTGCTTAATAATTTATAGGGGAGGTTTCTCCCCTTTTTAATAAAGGAAAATAAAATGACTTTTGAAACTGATGGAATTAGAGGTGTTGTAAAAAACTATGCTGTTCGTACAGCAACATCTCCTTATGGTAGCTATGCTGATGATGACAAAATTAGAACAGCTATTTGGACTTTTGATTATAGTGACTTACCTACAGCATCTACTAATACTGATTTTGTATTAACTCTTCCTGCTGGAGCTATACCACTGGAAGCATATTTTCAAGTTAATACAGCTTTTGCTGGTGGTACTTCTTATGATATTGACTTTGTAGATAGTGCTGGTAGTGCAATTGGTTCGGGGACTGATAAATTGTGGGATTTGATTGCTCTGGCAGAAATTGATACTTCTGTAACTGTATTATCTGCTTCTCAACATGCTGGAACTAATTCTGGTAATGCTTTGTTTGTTCCTTTAGCATCTGCTGGACAATTAAAAGTAACGGCAGCAGGTACATTTACTGCTGGTAATGGTTCTGTGATTGTTCGTTTCTTAAACCCTGGTGCAGTAGCTTAATAATATGAGTCCCTTCGGGGACTCTCTATAAAGGATATAAAATGGCAATTAATTCAAAAACAATGGACTTTTCAGGCTTAGACTTGAAGTGTGATAGTGTCACTGTAGCAGGGGCAGCTATTTCTACTACAGAACTTGGTTTTCTTGATGGTGTTACAGCAGGTACAGCTACAGCTTCAAAAGCTCTTGTAGTTGATGCTAATAAAGACATATCAACAATTCGTAATGCTACGTTGACTGGTTTGGTATTTGCTACTGGTGGTACTATTGATAGTGATAGTGGCACTGCTACAGCAAGTGCAGGTGCAGCAACAGTCTCTAAAATGGCTGGTGTGGTTACTACTGAATCTTTGACTACGGCAGCAGCAGCAGCTTACACATTAACCTTAACTAACACTACTATTGCTGCTACAGATATGGTATTTGCTTCTGTAGCAAATGGAACAAATAGTGCAGGTATCCCAATAGTAGGTAAAATTACCCCTGGTAGTGGTAGTTGTACTATTGGTATTGAAAATCAACATGCCTCTAATGCATTTAACGGTACATTAAAAATTTCATTCTTTGTTGTAAAGGCTTAATATGGTTGCTCACGCTTCGCTACCTGAAGCTGATCTGCATGAATGTAAGGGAGCCTCAACAGCTACAGTAGGTAAAACTCCGATAGCTGGTGGGGCTGGTACTGCTACGTTCAAATATGCAAATCCTCATGGAAGTGTTTATTACTCAGATTTAGCAACAGGTACAACAATTAGTTATCCAAGTGCTTATACAAAAGTAGCTCCAACAACCACAGCAAATGGTACAGCAGTAGAATTTACTGAAGCTACTACAGCTAAACTCACTTATACCGGAACAGATTCACTAGATTGTAGAGTAATTTCAAATATCACACTAGATCAAAGTATTGGTGCAGATAGAGATATATATTTTAAAATATATAAAAATGGGAGTGCTGTAACCGGTACTGAAGTGGGTGTTACAACTCAAAGTGCTAAAAAAGTGAATGTTGCTATTGCTTTTGACATTCCAAATTTAGCTACTAATGACTATATTGAAATCTATTGTAAGAATACAGGTGCATCTGGTGATGTAAAAATCTATAGCTTTTATTTAACAGCTTTCTGTATGAGGGGATAATAATGGCTAGAATGACTGTAGGAGAACTTGTAGATGATATTCTATCTTCAATGGATAGTGATCCTGTTACATTATATGATGACACTGTTGAGAGCAGACAAGTAGCACAAATACTACTTTCTACATACTATCATTTGATAGATGGAAAGGATTGGCCAAATCTCTATTCAATGTTTACATTAACAGAGACTTCAGCGTCTACTCCTTGTCACATGACTATCCCTACAGCAACAATGGACATTAAATGGGTTAAATATAATGTTCGTACTTCTACTGATACTAAAGATAGGTATCAAGAGATTAAATTCTTAGAACCACAAGAGTTTATGCTTATACTGGACGCTAGGGATAGCAGTGCTAGTAATGTAGATCAAATCACTGCTAGTAGCATTAAATATAACTTCTTTAATGATAGAGCACCTTCTTATTACACTTCTATAAACGAAACTACATCTATTTTTGATGCTTATGATAGTGATGTAGAAACCTATTTAAAAACTGCTAAAACACAAGTATATGGTAAAACTTATCCCACTGTAACATTAACAGATGGTATGTATTTTGATTTGCCTCCAGATGCTTTTAGTTTGTTATTAGAGGAAGCTAAGAGTATGGCATGGGCAGAATTGAAACAAACACAGCATGTAAAAGCTGAACAGCGTTCTATAACTCAACGTAGACGTATGAGCAAGGAAGCATGGAAAATTCGTAATAGCACTCGCTATCCTGATTATGGTAGAAGGAGTGTTAAATAATGCCTAGAGAAGCTAAACCAGGGGGAGCTAAAGACAAGTCTAAACCAACTATTTCAGAAATGATTGGACTTCCATCTGAGATGCGAGAAACTTATAGACAGATGTATAAAAAGGACATTCAATTTAAAATTAAAAAATTAGTATTTGAGGATTTAGATGCCATTAAAAAAAGGAAAGAGCAAAAAAACAATAAGTAGAAACATTAGTACCCTCTCACATGAGGGTTATCCACAAAAACAATCTAAAAAGAAACCAAAATGAAAGAATATACAACCCCCAATGGTAAAACAATAGTAGTTCAGTCTGATGCTTATGGTATCACAGTGTATTTTAAAGAAGGAGGAGAACTCCCTGCTGAATTGCAAGGTAGGTGGACTGATGCACAAAAAGCAGAACTAGACATATTACGTTATTTAGCTAAGATGGAACCATTACATCTACAAGTTAAAGACGAAAATGGTATTTTCCAAAAAGTAAAAAATCCTAAAAAATTAGACGTATCTGCAAATGCCAGCTAATAAAATAAACCAGCCTGTCAATACTTT